ATCGAACCCGCAACCGTCATCGCATGGTCGGCGTGGAGGCGATGCCATCAAGCGCTCGCCTGCCAAGCCCACCGTACAAAAGCGCAACTGTAATGTTAGAGCGCCTAACGAAACTGGCGCGGAGCTGTTGGGAGGGGTATGGCAGCCCCTCTTGTATCCGACGCCCTTTGGGCCATCGTTGAGCCGCTGATCCCGCCTGAACCGCCCAAGCCGAAAGGCGGACGGCCGCGGCTGGATGATCGCGCCGCGCTGACCGGCATCCTGTTCGTGCTGCGCACCGGCATTCCTTGGGAGTTGTTGCCCATGGAGATGGGCTGCGGCTCGGGTATGACGTGTTGGCGCCGGCTGCACGAGTGGCAGCAGGCCGGCGTCTGGGAACGGCTGCATCGCGTGCTGCTCGACCGGCTCGGCTACGCCAACGCCATCAACTGGGATCGCGCGGCGGTGGACAGCGCCAGCGTTCCGGCAAAAAGGGGGGCGAGGAGACCGGCCCAAACCCGACGGATCGCGGCAAGCCGGGTTCCAAGCGCCACATCCTCGTCGATGCCAACGGCATCCCGCTCGCCCTGAAGATCTCGCCAGCCAACCGCCACGACAGCAAGCTCCTGGAGGCGCTGGTCGATGCCGTGCCGGCGATCCGCCAGTGCGCCGGCCGACCACGACGGCGCCCGGCCAAGCTGCACGCCGACAAGGGTTACGACTTCGCCCACTGCCGCCGGGCGCTGCGCCGGCGAGCGATCATCCCGCGCATCGCCCGGCGCGGCATCGAGAGCAGCGAACGCCTGGGGCGGCACCGCTGGGTGGTCGAGCGCACGTTGGCTTGGTTCGCCCGCTTCCGCCGCATCGCCGTCCGCTACGAACGGCGCGCCGACATCTTCACCGCCTTCCACCACATCGCCGCCAGCCTCATCTGCTGGCGCTTCGTCCAGAGATGGTTCTGTTAGGTGCTCTTAGCCCGCTTGCCCAGGATCAGCGTTTTGCTGCGGTCGTCGGTCGCCACCGACACGCCGCCGATGGTGATGCCGGCGACCTCCTTCTGCCACCGCAGCTCGGTGGCGGCAACTTTACGCGCGGCCTTCACCTCAGCGAGCGGGATCGGCTCCACGTCCCACACACGCCGGATACGCCCATGCTCCGGCTCCGGGTAATCGGTGTATGTCGATGCCTGCCGCTGCATGCTGGCATCGATCTTGGGGACCTGTTCAAAGATCGGAAGATCGGTCATGGCTCACCTCACGGCAGATAGGCGAAGCCCGACGGCGCGGAGTAGCTCCAGGCCGAGGGGGATGTGCGCAAATTGCTCGCGCCGCCGCTGCCGCCGAACGACGTGGCAATATACCGGGCAACGCCAGTCGTGGCAGTGAAGGCGGGGTTAGCTCCAGATGCCGGATCACCGCTGGACTGCCAGATGCCATTCTTCGAGAACCAAAGCTTTCCCGTAGCGGTGTCGAAGGCCACGCCAATTACATCGCCCGTGGCGAATGTCGCGCCAAAACCCACCCCAGACCCGCCATTGAACTTCTGCCCAACATTACCGTACCCATACCCGCCACTCGTTGAGCCTACATAGCCGGTCAGGATGGCTGCGGCATCGGTAATGCCAACCACCAGAGAACTCCCGCCAGTGGTTACATATTCCTCCCAATAGAACTTGCCGGTCGGGATTGATGGCGCCGCCCTCACTATGTTGTCGCCACTCGCCGTCGAGGCAGCCGTCAGGTTCCCGTTGCTGAGTGTGATCGAAGCGGCCTTATCTGACGTGCTCCACGCTGTACCGCTATACGGCGATGCCCCCAAGGAGTGCCATGTGGTGCCGTCGCTTACAATAACGGTCCACTGCTTTGCGGACAGGAATAGTTGCAAACCACCGGAATTTGAAACGAGGACTGCGGAAGAACTTGCGCCCTCATTCGATATGCCGACAGTGAAACCGCTTGGAAAGCCTGTCGCGCCGGGAAGAGTGACGGTCAGAGAGGCCGCGCAAGCGATGAGGGCTTTATCGTCGGCGGTCGTCAGGGTGCAGTTGGCCGACTTGGTGAGCACGGACGCAAACAGGCTTGGGGTTGCAGGCGCTACCAGCGCGCGCCCCGACGCGCGGTTGTAGCTCACGCACCTCCAGGAGCCTGACCCGAGGCTTTCGAACTCGGCCGTGTCGCCCGCCGCCGTGACGATGCTTGCCCCGCCAGGAAGGATCAGAGACGCGGCGTTGTGTGTCAGGGTCAGGGCGGCGGAAAAGGTGACGTACCTGCGGCTGCCGGACTGCGCCGTTCCGAGCGCCGTAATCGTCGCGGTCCCGGTGATGCGGACAGCGTTGCCGGCCGCGGTGCCGATGTCAGTGGTCGCCGCGGATGCCAGGGTAACGGCGGTCTCGTTGATTGCGCCCGCGGCATTGCCCCCGGTGATGCCGCCGGTTGCGCCTGTATCTCCCTTGTCACCGGACCGCATAAAGCCCAAGGCCACGGGATCGCCGGCAGTAAACCCGCCAGGGCCGGCGACGTAAAGCACCGGCACCTTGCTGTAGCCAACGCCTGCCGTCACCGCTCCGGTCAGGGCGAACAGCACCCACTTCGACTGGTCGGAGCGATGGGCAATGCGCAGCAGCCCCTTGATAGAGGACGTGCTGTCGTCGAATAGCCCGATCACCGCCGATACGTCGGTACCCAGCGCGTCGGCAGTCGAAATGAAGAGCTTCGTCGTGGTGGACGCTGTCGCCGCGTTGCCTCGCAGCTTGCCGGTGCCAGGGTTGGCATCGGCAGTGCCTGCGTCCCATCCGGCGATGAAAGCCGGGACGGCGCCGCCAATGCCGGCGGCCCGGTTCGTCATCTCGCTGATGACGTCATCCCAGAACGTGTCCCAGTTCTCGGCATACTTGTACCCGTCGTCCCCGGAGAAGTCGGAGAAGGTCCAGTCGGTGCCGTTGAAGGTCGCCATCAGATCAGTTCCTCGGCGGTGATGCCCCAGCCGTAGCGGCGGGGTTTGGTGGCGGTGGTGGTGGTGATGCCCGTGGTATCGGTCAGGGCCGCGTAGATGGTCCGGCGGAAGCGCACGGCCGGGGCATCATCGGGGTCGTAGACCAGCAGGAAGTCGCCGGACTTGCCGAGCTGCCGATCGATCTCGAAGCCGGTCGTCATGGCATCCCGCTCCGTCATGTGCTCGAAGGTGATCGACACCTCGCGGTAGCCCGGCAGCTTGCGGACGATCCGCCGGCCGCCGCGGGTCCGCCGGGCTTCGCTGGGATCGCTCGGCTTGATCTTGACGCCGAAGGCCATGGACTGCGTCCAGACTTCGCCGGCCATGAAGCGCCCGGCTTGGAGATAGCCGGCGGCGTTGTCGACATCCGACAGGTATGTGAAGAGATAGCGGCCATAGACGGTCGACGGCGCGACATGCAGGTCGACCAGCCCACCGGGATAAGCCTCGGTGTCGATGCCATCGAAGGGGAAGGCTCCGAATGGCCGGGCTCCCCATACTTCGGTTGGCGTCCGCATCCGCTGCCAGCCGGTGTCATAGACTGGGGTGCCGGCGTTGGTCGGGCTGTTGGTTACGACGTGCCGACGGCGGGCCACCGTGCTGCCGTTGTGGTTGAGGATGGCGAACATGCTCAACGGCGTCAGCCGACCAAGGTCGCACCGCCACCATGTCGAGGCTTCCGCCGTGTCAGCGGAGCGGGTCAGTTCCATGACGTCCTGAGTGGCGAGGTTGCCGAGTGATAGACCACCCGTCTCCACCCAGGACCCGCCGGTATAAGCCCCGGCGTCGGTCGGCTTCTTCCACAGCACATGCAGCGGCTTCATCCCAGCACCGTCAGCTTCATGGTTTCGTCATCGGCATCCCGCTCGATCTCCAGCACCAAGCCGAGCCAACCGGCAGAGAGGCCATAGCGGGAGTCGGTCAGGCGGATCGTGTGGCCGACCGTCAGGCCGGGGGTCAGCGGCACCACCGCCTCGAATGCCTTGCGCTTGGCGGCATGGAGCGTCAGCCGCCTGTCCCGCTCGGCGATGGCGTCCGCCTCGGCGTCGAAGAGGGTGTTCGCCTCTTCATCGGTGGCCAGCAGCGAGGCTTCAGCGGCGGCGGCGTTGGTCGCCACAGCGGTCCAACGGTATTCGTTCTGGAAGGCTTCGGCGTCGGCCGGAGTGACGTTGACCCGGTCGAGGTCCGACGCGGTGAAGGTCACGCCGAAGGGGCGATAGCCCAGCTTCAGCGACTTCATTCGGCGGTCCACCGACCGCGGTGTCAGGTCGATGACGTCCCTCTCGCCGAAGACGAAATCGGCGGTCGTGGCCGGTCCATCGTAGCGCCCGAGCGACAGCAGGCGGTCCTCGCCGAACCCCCAATAAGCTCCGACCGAGTCGGCAAGCTGGTCGATCACCTCGCGTACCTTCGGCACGCTGGAGCCGTCGCACCAGTAACTCAGCACCGCCGGCTGCAACGTGTTCATGGCGGTGAAGGAGGCATCCAGCAGACCGGCACCCGTCACCGTCGTCATGCTGGTGACCACATGGCGCACCAAGTCGGCGAAGCGGTAAATCCAGGCGCCGGACACCCGCACCCCCTCGGCGTCGATGGTGAAGCGTCCATCGGGATCCTGACTGAGCCGGATCAGCCCGGCCGCCTTGGCGGTGGCGACGTTGTTGCCGGTCAGCGGGGCGGCGACCAGCGCCGCGTAGGACGCGTAATCGCCGACCGGTACCGGGTAGGCGACGCCCTTGTCGCGGGCTGCCAGCAGGGTGGAGAAGCCCAGCGGGTCGACCATGTAGACGTTGTTGATCGCGTCGATCAGCACCGGCTCGATCTGCCGCCGCCGACCGATCAGCCAGGGCTTGTCCCGGCCCTTCAGTTCGCTGGTGCCGTCGATCCCACCCGCCCCGCTGAACTGCCCCCGGCTCGCCGGCACGTCCAGCAACACCAGCAGGTCGCGGAGCTGGATTTCGATCTCGTCGCCGGGCACGAGCTGTTCAGCGGCACCCGAGAAGAGCACGGTGAAATCGGCCAGTGTCGGCCGCTCCAGCGGGGTGTAGCGGATCTCCACCAGCCGCCCGTCCCAGTCCAGATCGGACAGCCAGTCGAGGCCGCCGTCGTCATTGGCAAGCGTCGCACTGCCGAAGCTGGTCTCGGAGAAGCCACCCACCGCGGAGCCGTCGAACAGCGAGCGGCGAACCTGCAACGGCGTCTCGATGCGACGCACGAAGTAGGTGTTGGACGGGCTGTCGCCGGGCTCGGAGGTGAAGCCGAGGTCGGAGAAGAAGAGGGGCCGCACGGCGCCGAGGGTGGCGTCGTACGGCTCCACGCGCATCAGGTAGGGCATGGGATCACCCGTTTACGGTGCGGCGTTGACCGACCGGGCTGGCGGAGCGGTCGAGGCGCTTGGCAAGGCTGGAGATAGCCGACACCGTCTCGTCGTCGCCGTCCTCAATGGCGCCGAGGATACGCTCCAGCACCGCGACGGCCCGGTCGAGCCGCTGCTCCAGGCCGGCGGTGTTGATGACGATCGGCGGAATGCTGGGTGCACGCAGCGCGGTGACGTTGCCGGACCACCGGTCGTTGGCCGCCCGAAAACGCCGCGCCATTGCCATGGACGTCTCGTGCGGATAGACCCGCTCGCCGCCGGCCATCCGTACCAGTTCCGGTCCACGCTCGCCCACCCAGGCAAGGCCCGGCGGAGCGGAGTCGGTCCCCACCGCGAAGCCGTTGATCCTCCACGCTTGGCCCATCTGCGTCAGGATTTGGCGAGCGAGCGCCTTCGTCTCGTCCGATTGCGTGACGATCCAGCGCTGCCACGCCCCGGTCCCGAAATCGCCGGTGTACCCGGTCTGCAGTGCGAGCTGCTTGTTGGTCTCGACGCTTTCCGCCGCCCCCCAATTGCGCGGTGCGAGCAGAACCAGCGGCGCCAGGGCTTTGAGCATCTCGGTGTGGCTCTGCTCGGCTACGGCCTTGAGATCGGCGAGGGCACCGTATTGCCGCTGCCCCATGCTGGCGGCTTCGGCGCGCTGTCGCTGCAGCTCCGCCAGCATGCCGTTCGCCGTCTTGAGCTGGTCCTGGGCGGTATCCACCCCCTGTGCCTGGAGACCACCGAACTCGGCGAAGACCTGCCGCACCCGGTCATAGTCGCTGGTGTCGGTCGAGCCATAGAAGCCCTTGGCGAGCTGCACCAGCGTCGGCCCGAGCTGCTGCAGGGTGGCCATGGCCGCCAATTTCTCAGCCTCGCTGGCGGTCGCATCCTTGGCCGTGGTGTATGCCGCCTCGAACTGCCGGCGGGCTTCGGCCAGCCGATCCCTGGCATTCAGCGGGCTGTTGTCGTTCACCGCCAGGGCGTCATAAGCCTCCCGGAACTTCTGCACCGCCTCGGCACCTGCCTGGAGGCTCTCGACCAGCGCCTGCTGTGCGCTGATCTGCTGGTCGTAGGCGGCGAGAAGATCGGTTTGCGCCAACTGAAAAGCCTTGGTCGCCCGCTCGGCCGCCTGCACCTGCTGGAGCAGCGTCGTGTCGTAGCCGTTGGCCTTGGCCTGAGCCAGTTCGACCGCTTGCTGCTGGTCGAGCGCGGTCAATCCCGCCATCCTGTCGTTGCCGATCGCGGCGTACATCCGGCTCTGCAGGTCGGAGGCGTAGGCGGCCTGTTGCGCCACCCGCTCAGTCGTGGCGGCATTGTCCTGCCACGCCTGGGTCAGGTACCCGACCGCAGTGGTCAGCTGGTCTGCCGTCAGGTAGCCCTGGGCGAATGCGTCGGCCAGCGTGGCATAGGCGTCCCGCTCGGCGTCGATGGTCAGCGTGCCCTTGCGCGCCGCATCCTCCACACCGGTGATGGACTTGGCCAAGCCGGCGATGGCGGCGTGCGTCTCGTCCAGGCCGAGGCTGCTCAGCCGGTCGAGCGCGTCCATCTTGTACAGCGGGTCGACCAGCTGCTCGATGGATGCGGCACCCTGCTGCCGCACCAACCCGATGGTCTTGTTGTAAGCGTCGACAGCCTTTTGCGTGTAGCGGACCGCCAAACCCGAGATGTCGGCCGCGGTGTAGCCCAGCGCCTGCAACGCCGGCCTGAACTGCTCGAAGTTGATCTCGGCCTGCTTGGTCGCCGCGGCCATGCCCTGCAGGGGGTGGATGGCAGGGCCGAGCCCCATCATCGCCTCGATGCCCTTGCGGGCGGCAGCGGTCAGTTCGCCTTCGGTCGCCAACCCCAACTCGCTGGCCTTGTCGCGCCACTCGACGATGTTGGTCTTAACCTGCTCACCGATTGCCTTGGCGTTTTCGGTGAAGGTCTTCAGCAGGTTGTTCGTCGGGTCCAGGCTCGCGTTCATCACGTCGAGCTGCTGGCGGAAGGTCGAGGCGAAACCCAGGTCACTGGCCAGGCCCTCGGCCGTGGTGGCCTTGGAGGTGTCCAGCGCCTTGCGCACGTCGTCGTTAGCGCCGGTCAGCTGACCGGTGCTGATCAAGCCCTTCAGGCTTTCGCGCATGTAGAAGGCGATCGCCTCGCCCTGGTCGGTGAACTCGGCCCGCTGCCCGGCCTTGTCCCCAACGGTCGGGGTCACATACCACTTGCCGCCCTTGGCGAACTGCTGCAGCAGGGCCGTGTTGGCGCCGTCGCCCCCGGTGACCTTGGCGCCGATCCCGCCGACCACCGTGTTCATGGCAGCCGCGACGGCATCGGTCACCTGCTGCATCTGTGCAGGATCGGCACCGTTGTCGGCCAGGGCCTTGTCGCTGCGAAACCCGCCCTTGCCGTCCAGGACCACGTTACCGGAACTGTTGGGGCCGACCGTCTTCTTCGCCGTCCCCAACAGCCCCATGATGCCACCGACGACGGCACCGATCGCAAGACCGATGGGGCCTCCCATGGAGCCAAGGGCCAAGTAGGAGAGGTAGGCGGACCCTGCGCCGAGCGCCGCACCCGACAAGCCGCCCACGGCCTTGCTGTTCGTGGCTGTGCCGAGCATGCCGCCGAGCATGCCGCCGAACGCGCCCGCTCCGGCCGCGCCGGCGTAAGCGGACAGGCCAGTCCCGGACGCAACACCTCCCGCGGCGCCCCCGGATGACCCGGCAGTGACCGTCGGCGATGCCGTGACGGCCAAGCCTGGATTTGCCGCCTGCAGCATCGCGGTCTGCGATGCCAGCACCTCGGCCGACGGCGTCAGGACCGTCTGACCGGCAAGCGTCGTCGCAGGGCTCCCGATGCCGAACGCGCTGTAGCCGACATTGTCGATCAGACCGCTGACACCGCCTGACCCGCCGATCCCCAGCTTGTCCATCGCCCAGCCGCCGGCCTTCGACAGCCCGGCGTTGGTCAGGCTGCCAATCAGGCCGCTGCCGTTCTGGTTGGCCCCCGCCCCCGCTGGCGCCTGGGGGCCGAACAGACCGGGCGCCGCCCCTACCACCTGGGTGACGATAGGCAGGACGATATTGGTTTCCAGCGCCGCGACGGCGATCCGCTTGAAGATCGCCTTGAACACGTCGACGATGCTGGTCGCCTTGTCCGGGTCCATCAGCCGGTCGTAGAGCGCTTCCGAGATGTCGCCGGAGATTTCCTTCGCCGTGGCCTGGACTTCCTTCAGGAAGTCGACATAGGCGCGGGTGTCGGCGATCTTCTCCTGCCACTCCAGCCATTGCCGGGCGCCGTCCTCGCCCAGTTCCGCCACCTTGCGGGCGGCTTCCTGCTGGTTGCGCAGGGTGGTCAGGGCCCGCTCGCGCACCGGCTCCGCCTGCCCCATCAGCTGCAGCTCGCGCTCCGCCAGGGCGAGGTTGTCGTTGGCGGCCCGGCGTTCCTGCTCCAGCCGGTTGTTGTCGTTGGCCGCCCGGTTCTGCCGGTAGGCCTCCATGGCGTCGTTCAGCGCCTTCTGGGCTTCGGTGCCGGCGACGGTGGCGTCGGTGCCGAGCTTACGGATCAGCGCGAGCTTGTATTCCTCCTCCTGCGCCACACGGACGGCAGACCCACCCGCTGCCATGGCCAGGGTCAAGGCGTTGGTGTTGGCCGTCTCGAGCTGCAGGCCGCGGACCGTCTCGTTGCGGACCTGAACGATGGCCGCTGCCTCTTCCCGGCGGTTGGCAGCCTGTACCGCGGCGACGTTGCCGTTCGCCTTCGCCGCCTCCTGGGCCAGCTTGGTGGCGTAGGTCGCCTGCCGCGTCGCCGCCTCACCCAGGCCGGCCGCCTGCGCCATGACCATCTGGGCATCGGCTGCCAGCAGGATGTCCTTGGCCGCCTGCCCGGCGGCGGCACCGGCTTCGGTGATGGCGACGGAGTAATCCTGCGCCGCGTTGGCTTCGGCCGCCTTCCGGTCGACGCCGCGCGCCACCATCTGCTCGACCGCTTTCTGGCGGTTCAGCTCGGCGGCCAGGGTGGCGTTGCCGGAGGCCTGCGCCTTGGCGATCTGCTTGTCGAGGTCGAGCACCTTGGCGCGGGCAGCGGTGGCGGATTGGACGCGCGCCGTCTCCAGCTCCTGCGCCTTGCCGAGCAGGGTCAGGTATTCCGGGCTGGCGGTAGTCAGCGGCGCCCTGCCCTCCTTCTCCCGCTGCTGGTTGATCTGTTGCAGGACGGTCAGGGCGGAGCGGGCGGCACCCTCCGCGACGCCGAGCTGCGCCATCTCCCGGTTCATGTCGGCGACGGCCGAGGCGACCGGGTCGATCTTCAGCTTCAGGGCGTCCATGATGCGGGTGACCTGATCCGCACTGGTCCCGTAGGTGCGCAGGAAGCCGGCGCCGGCCTGGAGCGCCTGGCCGAGTGCCGTCACCGCCTTCTCGGTCTGCGCCTGCTCGTTGGTCATCAACTGGCCGGACTGGACGGTGAGGCCTGCCTGCTTCAGCGCGTCGCCCGTGGCGGCGCTCAACCGCTGGAACGCGCTGGTCCCACGCGCCAGCTTGCTGGCCATCTCCAGCCCTACGGCGTCGCCGGTCATCTGGCTGACCGACGTCATGCCGTCGAGCACGGCGGCCGTGGCAGCCACCTCCTTACGGGCGGCGGCAAGCTGCGCCTCCAGCTTCTTCAGGCCGGCATCACCATCGCCGAAGAGGGTCGAGAACATGCCGGCCGTGCCGCCCGCTTCCGACGGATCGGCAGAGGCGCGCTGCTCGGCGATCAGCGCCTGGAGGGTCGCAACCTTCTGTGCTGCGGCGGCAGCGGCGGCCTGGGCGGCGCTCAGTTCGTTGCGCTGCTCTTCCCGCAGCTGGTTGGCCCGCTCGCGCGATGCGCCGGTCAACTCCTCGATCCGCCGGCGGCCTTCGGTCAGGGTGCGGTTGTAGGCCTCCTGCGCCTTGTCGGCATCCGAGGTCCGGGTGGCCAGATAGGTGACCGCAGCGCCCGCCGCCAGGAACGCCGCTCCCCAAGGACCACCGACCAGCGCCAGCAGCGACGACAGCCCGTCCTTGGCACGCGACAGCAGGGTTGCGGCCACGGTGGTCCGGGCGATGGCGCCGGCCTGCGCCTGGGTGGCCATGGTCACGGCGGCGGTGGTCTCCGCGACGCGCAGGTCCGCGGCGGCACGCGCCGTGCGGGCGGCGGTCAGCGCTTCCTCGGCCTGCATCAGGCGGGCGGTCTTGCCGATCGCGCCGTCGAGCGCCACCGCGGCCTCGTACTGCGCGGCGCGGGCGGCCAGATCGGCACGCGCCTTCGCGGCGGCAGCCTGGGCGGCGGCGAGATCGGCGGATGCAGCCTGTGCGGCCGCAGCAGCGCCAGCCCGCAGCGCCGCCTCCTTCTGGAGGATGTGGCCGGTGTTCTGCACCAGCTCGGTGCGGAGGGCGACCTGTGCCTGGACGAACTGCAGCCCGGCCGCCACCGCCGGCACCAGCCCGCGCGCCACATAGACACCCGCCAGGGCGGCACCCACCGTTGCCGCACCGGTGGCGACCGTCGACAGGTTGTCGGCGAGCGCGGTGATGCCTTCGGCCAGCTTCCGGGTGGCGCCGGTCGCCTCGTTGGCTTCGCCGATCGCCTTGGTCATGGCGTTGCGCAGCCGCTCCATCGACTGCTCGACGGTCGGAACGGTCGTCTCGAACTCGGCATGGATCTTCGGGATCTGCGATAGGAAGGCGTCGAAGAACTGCTTGTTGCTGATCCTGCCGTCGTTGATCAGCTGCTTCAGGCGGCTCGTGGACCCTCCAGCTTCGTCGAGGCCAGCAGCAACCGCCTTGGCGATGCGTGGCGCACCGTCCATGATCGAGTTGAATTCCTCGGCCTGGACGCGGGCGGAGCCGAGCAGCTGCCCGAGCTGCTGCATGGCGCCGGCCGCCGCCTCGGCGCTGGTACCGGAGACGGCAAGCGCCTGGGCGACGCCGCCGGAGAAACGCGTCAGCTGCTCCTGGCTGGCTCCCAACTCGCCCGCCGCCTGGGAGGCTTTGCTGTAGACGTCAACCACCGACGACATGCCGACGCCCGCCTTCTGGGCGGCGGCGAACAGTTGCTCCTGCGTCGCCTTCAGCTCGCCGGCGTCGCTCGACACCAGGCGCAACCGATTGCCGACCTGCGTCCAGGCATCGGCGTAGTCGAGCGCCTTGGCCGTCATGGCACCGAGCGTGCCGACACCGAGGATGGCGGCGAACTGGCCGAAGCGCTGGGCGATGGCGGCGGTGGAGCGGTTGACCTGCTCCATCGCACGGTCCATCCGGCTCAGCGAGGTGGTGACCGACTGTTCGGCACGCGCCACCGACTGCTCGGCCGAGCGCATGCCGCGGTCGAGCCCGGCCGAATCGGCGGTCAGCGAGACGGAAAGGCCTTCGAGTTCAGCCATGGGCAGGTTCCGAACAGGGGAAAGGCGCCGCGGCAGAACCGGGCGCCCGTCGGGACGATCTCAGCTCGTCGGCTTCCGGTAGCGCGGACTGCTCCGGAGGATGGCGATGAGCCGGTCGGCGGCTTCTTCCTCGGAGGCGGCAGGAGGTGTTTCCTCCTCCTTCGCGCCCCAAGGGTTGGTCTTCTTCAGGAAGTCGACCTTCCCGTCCAAGGCCAGCTCGATCTCCGGGATGGGGGTGTCGTAGAAGACATCCGGCACCCAGCCGAGCCAGCCGGTCGCATACCTGAAGAGCTGCTCCAGGTAGGCGTCGAGGGTCAGTCCTCGCCGTTTCCCTCGTCGTCCTCGGCATCGGAGTCGTCATTGGCCAGCATGCTGTCCGGCCGCTTGCCGCCGTTCATCAGGATGACGACGAACTCGATCAGGCTGGGCGCCAGATCGCTGATGCCGGCGGCGAAGATCTTCTCGTTCAGCCCCTTGGCCGCCTCGCCGCGGATGCCGGCACCGGCCGCGACGACGAAGGAGGCGGCGGCGATGTCCTGGCTGGCCAGGCGCGGCACCGCACCCTGCAGGCCTTCGAAGTTGGTGGAGATCGCCAGGGCGGCCCGCGGGGTGGGCTTCAGCACCACCTTCTCGCCGTTGAGGGTGATGGTGACGTTGTTGGCGGTGAGCTTGGACATGGTCGGGACCTTTCATGGATGGGGTGCCGGGGTGTCGGGAAGAAGGGCGGGCGCCGCCCCGACAGCAGTGCCCGCCCGCTCTCGGCCGAGAGAGCCGGTCAGGCGCCGGTGGCGCGGGGGCCTTCGATGATGAAGCCGTCGATGCCGACGTTGATCACGGCCTTCGTGACTTGGTTGGCGTCGCCGAACTGGTTCTTGTAGGAGAAGATCTTCGCCGGGAAGCAGAAGCGGGTCGGCTTGGCACTGGCGCCGGCCGGCTTGTCGTTCAGCTCGACCTTGATGTTGACGTTCTCGTAGCTGTCGAGACCGGCCAGCACGTCGCCCTGGCCCTCGTCCTCCGGGTTACGGGCCACCGTGATCGAGAAGGTGCCGTTGTCCAGCGCGCCCTTCAGGCGGTGGACCACACCGTCATCGATGGTGGTGTAGGTGACTTCCTGGTACTGGGCGCCGAACTCGCCGACGTCCAGCAGCTGACCGACGCGGACCCAGGTCAGCGCATCGTATTCGGACAGCGTGTCGCACTCGGTGCCGGCCTCGATAAACACGCGCATCTTTGCGGTGGAAATGGCCTTGGCCATGGGACGCTCCTTTCAGGCATGAAAAAAGCCGCCCCATGGGGCGGCTGAACTCCGGCAGGGAGCCGAAGCGGGATCAGGCGCTCAGACAGAGCGCGCGGAAGCGGATGACGCCGTGACGGGTCAATCCGTCCGGCTCGACGAAGAGGGCCTCGAAGGCGAAGCGCAGCAGGGCGAGCTCTTGGCCGGCGACGGCAAGGGATTGGTCGTGGAGCGCGGCCTTGATGGCAGCCATCATCTCCTTGGCCTCCTTGCGCCCGGCGTAGCGGCTCCAGACGTGGATGGTGGCGTCGATCTCCTCGCTATCGACGTCGACCAAGGGACCCGGGGTGGCCACGTCCTCGCCGATGGCGACATAGGGGAAGGCTTGTCCTTGCGGTACGTCGTCCAGCACCGGGACGGGGGCGAGCGCCGGCCGCAGCGCGGCGAGGATGGCGACCTGCAGCGGCCAAGAGGCGGCGCTCATGCCCCACCCCGCTGACGGGCGGCCCGCGCCAGGGCGTCGCGCACGGCGGTGCGGATCAGCTTGACGCTGGCGGCGCGATGGCGGCGGTAGGCAGGGAAGAGGAAGGGCTGCGCCGGTGCGCCGGGATGGTGGATCACGCCGCCGTCGGGCATAGGAATGTCGTGCGGTGCGGCACCGAACTCGACCAGGTGGATGTGGCGGGCCCGGCGCTTGCCCCAGGAGCCGACGCGGGCCTGCAGGCCGTTGCGGCTGATCTGGAGCCGCAGCTTCCGCTTCAGCTCGCCGGTGGCATAGAGATGCTCGGGGCCGGGCGCAGCGGCCAGGGCGTCGGCGTAGATCGCGGCGCCGGCCTGCGCGACGGCCTGTACGACGCCGGCCTTGATGTCGATCGGCAGCTTGCGCAGCGCGGCGCGCAGCGACCTGCCGCCAGAGACAGTGCTCTTGGCCATCAGAGGGCAACTCCCGCTTCGGCGTCGATGATCATAAAGGCTTCCCTCCGGCCGGCATCGGCGACGAAGCGGATGTTGTGGGCCTTGCCCTGCCAGACGATCCGCATGCCGGTGTCGAGGCCGGCCCGGCGCCGGACCTTGAAGCGCATCATGGTGGCGGCTTCGACCTGCTGGGCCTCGGCGCGCTCGCGGCCGGAGACCGGCCAGACCTGCGCCCAGACGGTGGCGACCGGCGTCCAGGCCTCAACCGATCCGCCGCCCTCATCCGGGACGCGGGTCTTCGCCTCGAGCCGGATCCGTTGATCGAGGTCGCCGGCACCGGTGGTCTTCATGCGAGGGTGATCCTGCGGTAGGGGGCGAGCAGCCGCTCGACCGTCGGGTTCACGGCGTGGGTGGCGCCGATGATGGCGCCCTCGCGGACGGCGTAGAGGTCGCCCAGGATCAGCAGGATGGCGACCTTTACCGAGGCCGGGACCGGCACCTCGGCGCCGTCGGCGTCGCTCCAGGGCACCGGCCGGTTGAGGTGCTGCGCGGCGGCATCCTCGGCCGCCGCCAGCTTCAGCGTGATGTCGGCGTCCTCATCCGCACCGTCGACGCGCAGATGGGCCTTCGCCTCGTCCAGGGTGACGATGGGCATGGGCATTGCCTCCGCGGCGAGAGGGCGGCAGCGCCCCCTCATCCTGGTCAGACGGGCGGGTTGGCGGTCGGGAACATCGCCGGGTGGCCGAGCAGCGCCACCGCCGAGACGAAGGCGTTGCCGGCGTTGCTCGCTGGCGTCACCGTCAGGCGCACATAGCGCTTGATGCCGACGTAGCCGATCTTGAACACCTTGCCGTCGTCGGCGGACGTGAAGCTCGCCAGCCCCTCGGTGCCCAGCAGGTCGACGTCCGGCACCGCGGCGGCGTCGGACAGGTTGGCGGCATTGCCGTGCTCCACCAGGACCGTGAAGGTGGCGTCGGCATCGGCCAGGGCGCCGGTCAGGATCAGGAACGTCAGGCTGCCGTAGCCCAGCACGTCGATGATCTGGGAGACGACGGGGGTGTTGTCGGCGACGGCATCCGCCGGGGAGATCGCCCGCTTCGGGGCGATGCTGTTCATCAGGTCGCGCATGGAAGGGCCCTCCTTCAGGCCGGGAAGAGAAGCGGCGGCCCGGAGGCCGCCGGGGATCAGGCCGAGACCTTCATCAGCTTCATGGCCTCGAAGTTCTGCACCCCGCCGCCGGTGCGCTTGGTGGTGTAGAACAGGATGTTCGGCTTGCTGGTGAAGGGGTCGCGCAGCACCCGCACGCCGATGCGGTCCAGGATCAGATAGCCGCGCTTGAAGTCGCCGAAGGCGATCGGGAAGGCGTCCGCGGCGACGTCCGGCATGTTGTCGTCGTCCACCACCGGGTAGCCCATGAACGACGCCGGCTCGCCGGCCAGCGCCGACGGCTGCCACAGGTAGTTGCCCTGGCCGTCCTTGAACTTGCGGATCTTGCCGACCGTGGCGTCGTTCATCAGCCAGGAGGCGTTCTGCCGGTAGCCACGTTTCAGCGCATAGATCAGGTCCAGGAAGGCGTCCGACGGGTTGGAGGCGGCGAAGCCGTCCGCCTTGCCGGAGGTGACGAAGCCGAGCTTGCCCCAGGCGTAACCGGCGTTCGCCACCTTGTCATAGGACAGCAGGCCGCGCGGCTCATCGACGCCGTTGCCGCTGATGTGGGCGGCGCCCTCCTGCTCGGCGAACTCCACCGACACCTCGTCGGCCAGCCACTGCTCGATGTTCATCGAGGAGTCGTCGAGCATGGTCTGGGTGGCGGCCGGCTGGGCGTACAGCTCCTTCATGCCGAACTCCAGCCCGATCAGGCGAGGCGTCGCCGTCTCGGGCCGGCCGCTGTTCTCGCCCACCCAGCCGCTGGTGGCGCCACCGACGTTCACCAGCTTCTTGTAGCTGGCGGCGCCGATCGGCCGGACGGTGGCGATGGAGCGCATCGCCGACATGGTGCCCAGCACCCGGTCGATGGCGCTCTCCATCTGCGTCGGGACGACATAGCCGCCGTCCGGGTCGGACTGGGTGGTCAGCTTCGCCTTCACCTCCAGGTCCCGCAGGTTGGCGTCGGCGCCCTTGCGGAAGAACTGGTTGAAGGCCTTGGCATGCTCGGCGCGGGCCGGGTCGTTGTCGCCGCCGCCGGTGCCGTTCAGCTTCAGGGCGGCAAGCTGGGCGTTGGTCTGGTCCAGCGCCGACTGCATCTCGGTGATGGTGGTGTTGATGCGCTCGACCTTCTCGGCCTGGACGACATCGCCCATACCCTTGCGGATGTCGGCGATCTGCTTGTCGTTCTCGGCCTTGAACGCCTCGAAGGCGGTCTTGATGCCGGTGACCAGCGCGACGGGATCGTTGGCGTCCGCGCGCACGGCCGCAATGCCGCGGAACCGCGACATGGAAACGTGGTTCATTTGGGCCTCTCAGGGCTTGATGGTGGAAAGAAGGTCCGCCAGGGAGGCGGCAAACAAGCCAGCGCGCGGCGTGGCAGAACCGGCAGCGTCGTGCATGCCGGAGGCTTCGCGTAGCATGGAGCGCCGCTCTGAGCGCGGTACCCCCTGCTTGGCGAGAAGAGCGTCGATGCGGCGGCGGGCTGCGATCTCGGGTCGGATTGAGGCAGATGCGGCGGGCTCTGCCATGTCGTCCACGCCGTCGGCGAAGCCCTTGGCGACCGCATCACCGGCGCCCAGCCAAGTCTCAGCGTCCATCATGGCCGCCACGTCCTCCCGTTTCTGACCGGTCCGGGCGGCGTAGATGTCGGCCATGGCCGTATCGAAGGGCTCAAGGACGTCCGCCGATGCCCGCATGTCATGGCGGTTGCCGACTGCAACCGCCCAGGCGTTGTGGATCATCAGGAATGACCCGGCGCCCATGCGGATCTCGTCGCCAGCCATGGCAATGATGGAGGCCGCCGAGGCGGCGTAGCCCATGACCTTCACCGTCACCTTGGCGGGATGCTCGCGGAGCAGGTTGAAGATCGCCAACCCCTCGAAGAAGTCGCCGCCGGGCGAGTTGACGTTGACCGTCACGTCCCTCTTGCCGATGGCCCGCAGGGCGCCCGCCATCCGCTTCGCCGTCCAGCCTCTGCCGGTCCAGGTATCCTCGCCGATCACGTCGTAGAGGCTGATCGTCGACGGATCATCGGCCTCCGCTGCCATCGGCCCGCCCGACCAGCGGGCGAGCGCATCGCTGGGGGCATCCCAGGACAGGCCATCAGGCCGGTCGAACGCTTGAACGGCCGGCAGGTTACGGAGCGACATTGCGGTTTTCTCCTGCGCTGATGAGGCCGGCGCCATCGGGGTGCGCTCCCAGGCCGACCGACTCGCGGACCTCGTTGACTTCCATCCACGGCCGCTGTCCGCCGGCGCCGAGCGCCTTGGCGAAGAACTCGGCCTGGTCCTTCAGGGTGCCGCGCAGCAGCTCGGTCTCGTCGAAGTCGAAGAGGAACGAGCGCCGCTCGACCAGGGACAGGCACGACCGGGTCAGCGCCTCCTCCCAGGCCTTGAACCAGGGCGCCAGGCCGTAGCGGACGAACAGGATGCCCAGCTGCTCGATGCCGGAGCCCCAGCTGGTGTCATCCATGCCGAGCAGCGGGCGCGGCACGCCGAAGACGCGGGCGATGTCCTCGACCAGCGAGGCGCGGGCCTCGATCAGCTGGGAGTCCTTGGCGGTGTTGGCGAAGGGCTTCGCCTCCATCCCCTCCTCGGTGATGATCCACTTGCCGGCATTCTCCGGGCCGGCATGGATCTCGGTGAGGGAGTCGCGCAGGAACTTCTTGCCCTCTTCGCCCAGCTTGCCCGGGTGCTTGAGGTTGCCGCCGACCATCATGCCGTTGCGGAAGATGCGCTCGGCGGCGCGGCCGGCCTGCAGGGCGATCGAGATGGTCTCGGCCGCCTTCTGCACCCGCGACACCCCGGTCAGCCCGTCGACCGACAGGCCGCGCAGATGCAGCACGTCCTGCGCGGCGTAATAGCCGATCGAGCCGTCATCGCGGGTGATCTCGTAGCGCACGGTCAGGTCCGGCAGCTGCTTGACCAGCACCCGGCAGGGATCGACCGGGATGAACTGGGTGATCTTGGAACCCGTGCGGACGATGACGGCATAGGCGTTGCCGTGGATCAGCACCCGTAGCTGCATGAGCTGCTTGAACTCGAAGGCGGTCTGCCAGCTGTTGGGCTGGAACTGCAGCAGGTCGAACAGCGGATGGCCCTCGGCCTTCTCCAGCGCCCCGCCGTTCTTGCGCATGACGTAGGTCGGCAGCATGCCGATGCTGCTCGACACCAGGTCGACGCAGCGGAACACCGCCGGGTTGGCCAGCGCCTGGTCGACGGACACGGTGACGGCCGGCAGGGAGCCGGTGCGCAGGAACTCCAGCAGGGCCGGATCGTTCAGGCCGGTGAAGAGCTGATCGCCAGTGGCGCGGGGGAATGCCGACTTGCCGGCTCCCTTCACCACCGCCTTGGCGTGCTTCCGCTTACCCATCGGCCCCTCACATGATCAGCAGGCCGCGGGTCGTGTAGACCGACGAGCCGCCCTTGGCTGCCGGGTTGGTCGCCATCAGCGCCACGGCGTTGAAGCTGCTCATCAGCGGGTCGATCTTCGCGGAGCCGCTGACCTGCTTGGTGATCGAGATGGCGTTGCCCTGCTGGACGATGCGGGCATTGCCGACGCACCAGGCCATCATCGGCCGGCCGCCATGAACCGCGGTCTTCGAGGCCAGCCGGCGCTCGGCCGTCTTGATGGCGCCATTCAGCTTCCAGCCTTGGCTGATGCCGATGATCCGCTCCAGCGCGATGCCGCGCCCGGTCAGCTCGTCGACGATCTCGCCGATACCGGCCGCGTCGACGCCGATGCCCTGGTCAGCCAGCAGGCCGGCGCCCTCGACCTGCATGACAACGTCGGCCAGCTCGGTCACTGCCTGGGCGGGATCGTCGACGATGGTCAGGTCCCCCTCCTTCTCGAAGTCGAGGAGGCGCGGCGCGATCTCCTTGCGGCGATCGAGCACGATCCGGTGCGCCCAGGCGCGGTGCCACATCAGCCAGCGCCGGGTCTCCCGGCAGCGGCCCAGCACGGCCAAGCCCAGCAGGTCGTCCAGCCCGCCGCCGTCGATGCCGACCACCACCACCTCGCAGCGGGCGAGGATCGCCTCGAGCGTCAGGTCCGCCTCGCCGCAGGCCTCCCAGAAGTCGGCACCGGCCCAGCGGTCGGACCCCATGTTCATGCCGACTTCGACGTTCAGGTGCTTCGAGAGGAAGCCGCGAACGGACCCTTCGCCGCCCAGCTGCGCCTTGCCGTACTCGTCGAGCAGGAACTCCTCGTCGACCGACGCCCCCATGTTGGGGTTGGTGACGTAGAAGTTTTCCGGCCGGAGATGCGCCTTGGCCTCCAGCATCGCCTTGGGGAACTCGTAGAGCACCCCCAGCGACTTCGTCGCCCGGAGCTTGCCGTCGCGGATGTCGCGGAAGCGGGCCAGCCACTGCTTGAAGACCCCGGCCGGCGGCTCCTCCCCCTGGGTGGACAGGGCGATGACGAAGCCCTCCGGCCGACTGGTCAGCCCGCCGCGGGCCTCGCGCAGCATCGCCTCGGCGTTCGCCCGCGTGCCGAAGACGTGCAACTCGTCGATCAGCACCCCGGTGGCCTTGTTGCCGGTGACGACGTCGCTGTCGGCCGCCAGGATCCTCAGGGTCGCCCCGGTGGTCCGGTGCTCGATGGTCTTGAGGTGCGGGATCGGCTTGAGGATCTCGAACAGCTCCGGATCGGCACCGATCATGGCCATCGCCGGATCGGCGGAGTTCTGGGCGATCTTGATCGTCGGCGCGATGATGATGAACTCGGCGTTCTGCCGCCAGTTGCGCAGCAGCGCCGTGACCATGATCCCGGCCGCGGTGGTCGACTTGCTGTTCTTCTTGCTAATCAGCAGGAAGAACTCGTTGATCAGCCGCCGGCCGGTCTCCGCGTCGTAGGCGCCGAACACCGCGCCGACGAAGTCGAACACGAATTGCCGGCACGCCTCCTCCATCGTCGGGTTGCCGGGGACGTCGACGAGCTTCAGGGCGCGGAAGATCTTCAGCGCCGCCTCGGCCTCTGCCGAGAACAGAGGCGGGCACGGGATCAGCGACTCGCGGGCGACGATGCGCCGTTCCCAGTCGGGGCATGCGGTTGTCCACTGCATGCGTCAGGCCTTCGTGTTGTCGACGGCGAGGCGCGGCGGCGCCGGGGGAGCGAACTTGTTGCCGGGCTTCGCGGCTTCCTGCGCCTTGGCCTTGGCCTCTTCCTTCTTGCCGCCGCCGATCCCGACGCCGGAAACCTCCTTCGCCACCGCCAGAGCCTGCATGATCGTCTTCAACGTCATGGACCGGGCCGGCAGGGAGATGGCCTTCAGCATCGCGGCGCGGCGCCGCCCGTTCTCGTCGTCGGCCGTCTCGACCTCGATCAGCTGCTCCAGCTCGCCGACCTGCGACGTGATCATGTCCAGCTCATCCAGCATCCGGCCGGCGATCTCGCGGGCGTGCTCGACGTGTTCCCGACGCTCGGCGAGGTGCATAGGCCGCGCCATCTGGTCGATGGGCGGGAGGATTTCAGCCACCGGCAAGTGCACACCGGAGTGCGCACGTTCGTGCGCAGTGCGCACCCATTTTTCCTTGTTCGCGCGGCTCCGGATGGCGCTTTCCGACACCTCGAAACGCTCTGCAATCTGGCGATTTGACAGCTTTCCGGCCCGAAAAGCGGCCTCAATCGCTACCCAATCGATGTCTTTGCGTTTCGCCATGGCGGGTCGTGCGCACCGCAAAGTGCGCACCTCAAATTCATCCGGAGGGGAAAAAAACTCTGAATGGGGGGATGCGCGGTCCGCCGGTCGGCCGCCTCCCAGACTTTCGACCACCCCCCACCCCCAACGCAACCGGCGTGCCAGTTGGGGCGGCGGGTCAGCCGCGCGCGAACCCCTGGTCCTTGGCCGTCCGTCCCGAGTGGCAGGGCTTGCACAGGACCCGCAGGTTCGATCGCTCCAGCCGCAGGTCCGGCCGGTCGGTGATGCTCTCGATGTGGTCCACCTCGGCCACAGGGGTGGTGGCCGTGGCCTCCCGCTTGCGCAGCACCACGATGGTGCGGCACGCCTCGCAGCGGCAGCCCCGCTCGATGACCACCGCGTCCCGCAGCTTCTCCCAGTCGCGGTCATAACCACGCTGGCGGGCCGAGCCGCGGGTCTCGTCGAGACGACGCTTGCGGTCCTGCTCGGCCTGCTCCGACGGCATGGGCGCCACGGCCTTGCCGCTCCGGACATCCAGGATGGCCAGGGGCGAGCGCAGGGAGCGGAGGCGCGGGGCCATGGATCAGCCCTGTCCGCCTGGGAGCTTACCGGCACGCCACGCCAGCAGCGTCTTCAGGATCTCGCTACCCGCGTAACCCGCACAGGTCCCGATGCCCGTCGCCGTGAGAGTATCGGCGTTCATCTGCTGCGCAACTGCGCCGGCGGCGATGGTCAGTGCCCCCATGGTCGGAAGGTCCAGCACCACCATGCGCACCAGACCGCGCCACCCGCTGTTGCGGGCTTCGCGGGACCAGCGGGCGACCATGCCGGCAGCGACTCCAACGGCAGTGGGGGCAAGGGACCGCGCCATCTGGGCGATGTCGTGTGCGGCTGGATCCGGCATTGTTCCTCCAATCGCCGATACAGCCGGCAAGATGGGCGAGGTGGCGGTGTAGCTGTTGCCAGCCCCACCGCCACCTCGTCGGGCTCGGTCCGCGGTTCAGCCCGCCGGAGCGCAGATGCCCTCATTACCGAAAACAGGTCATGCGCAGAGATTTCCGTGCAGGGCGACAGCTCACGAAAAACCCGCCACGGTCGATGACCGGGCGGGTTTGCCTTGGGCATACCATCCTGAAACCGTAACAGGCCGACAGTGCAGTTTTCCGGTGCGTCAGCGGCGTCCGCCGGACCGTGTGCCCTATGTGGCTGTAACAGGTACCGCGCGACGATTTCCGACCTACTCCGCCGCCATCAATCCCGACCGCTCGACCTGCACGCCGGCCACTGCGCACCGCGCCCGCGCGGTGGCGACGTATTCCGGATCCATCTCGATCCCGATCACCTCATCCCATCCGGCGCGCAGCGCGCTCGATGTGCCCAGGGGGCCGGACATTGAGCCGGAATTAGGCGATGGGCTTGCCATGCTTGCCGATAAGGCAGAGGACGGTGAGCGGGTCATGGAACTGACCGACGTCGGCCGCGCCGCGCTTGCCCGCCACAGAGGAGAGGCGCCATGGCCAAGAAGCCTACCATCGAATCCGGCATCGGCTTCACAGAGGTGGAGAACCTGCTGCAGGGCATTGGGCGGGACGTCGACAGCCTTCTTCAAGCTGGCGCTGCGACGGACGATGTCATGACGATACGGGAGGCGTAACCATGAGCCTGTATCATCGCGGGGCATTGTGAGCCCATGATGGCGCGAGCTGGTTGAGCCTATAGACATCTTTACGACTTCACATCATCATTTCCTCTCGCTATGAGGAGTGAGGCACTATGTCGTATAGATATACCGCTACTCTCGTCGCTCTTATGAGCGCAGTCTCCGGATGCACCGGCACGGTCTGGACTGAGAACCTCGATCCTGACCGGCACCGATTGGTCGGTGAGAAGATCGAGGGCGTTTACGTTTACCCACCCGCACTCTTCAGGGAAATATCTGAGACTAGGGTAGCTGTTAACGAAGATGGAAAGATCGTTGGGCGCGCAGAGAACAACACATGCATCCCAATTATCACATCAAAAGCCACTATTCTCCCTGACTTCCAAAGGCTCCAGAGGGTATTCTATAAGCCCGGGTTGCTAGATACCAGCAGCTTTGGGGTTACGCTGGAAGGCGGGATGCTTACCGGCATCAACAGTGCAAGTTCCCCCGATCAGGGAAAGACAGTTAGCAATGTTGGCGCCACAGTCGCTGCGTTAGCCACTGCCGGAGTCCTCGCGTTAACAGAGGGAAGAGAAGTTGGAGCTTGCAATAGTGGCTCTGTAATTAAAAGCTATGAGCGTATCACTATGCCTCAATAAGAGGATAGTTATGCATCCCGCCTGATGGCGCGGTGAGGCAGTTAGCCCGTGAGTATATCGCCGCCAGGCCCAAGGAAGGCCCTTAAATGCACACCGATTTATTCGGGCACGCCGAGAACTCTGCCGCCGTTTACGCTGCACTGCAAAAGGATGCTAAACGCGATGCCTCCAAACTACGCTGGGCAAATTTGATTGCAGCGGGGTTGTTCGGCGCTGCGCTGTTCCGTGGCGCCCATGATGGGTGGATGTTCCTCGTCGGCGGCTTGGTGGTGGCGCTCTACACGCTCAATGTGTTCATCGACAGTAGCAATCGCAACTTCGCCATGCACGTCATTGACTGGATGGAGGGGCGGGAACGCGAGCGGAAGGCGGACGCCGAGCAAAGCGTGATGGACCGGTATCTGGGGGATCGTCCGTGACAGACAAATGGGTCCGCATCATGGCCGACTTTTCCAGCGAGGGCCTATGGGATCGTGATGGCATCATGATGGACCGGGAGGACCTTCCGATCAGTCCGGAGCTGTCGGCCCGGCACCTCGCTTGGTGCGATCGCTACGAGTTCAACGATCTCTACGAAGGCAAGGCGACCCCATCCTTCGATCTGCCCGGCTTCGCCGCTGAGGGGTTGGCAATCGCTAAGGCCATCAAGGCTGAGCTGCCAGACTGGACTGTCATCTACTTCGATGAAGCCAAGGCATACAGGACCGTAAAGACGGTCCCTCGATCTGAAGTCGAATATGAGGTGACTGGTTCATGAGCGCCGACACCCACCCCGGCCTCTACGAGTTCTTCACCCACTCGGATTGCGACGGGGCGATAGGGCTGAACATGTGCCGCAAGGTGGCGGATGAACTTGAGACGCTGCTGCCAGATATCGAGAGCGTTGCGCCGCCGGACACTGGTCACATCCCTAGGGCAGGCGGGTACGTCGAAGTGACGAAGCGCTTCATTGCCAGATGCCGCGCTGCCGCTGATGCTGGCGAACCGCTCACGTTCGGCTAAGCGCCAGCCCAGGCGACCCGCCTCCGTGGCATCGATGTTCGCCGATCACCTCCCGCGCCGCGCCGGCTGCCTTGTCGATTGCCTTGGACACGTCCAGCGACTTCGGGATCCCGGACCCGTAGAACCAGCCGGGATGGTGCGTATCGCCGCTCAGCGACCTGATGCAGTCCCGCACCTCGAAGCCCGCCAGTCGCAATGCAAGTGCTATCAGGTCCATCGACCGCGTGCCCGCGAACACCAGCGCGTGTCCTCCGGGCCGTAGGACGCGCAGCACCTCCCGCCAGCACTCCGGGCCAAGCGTCCAGGCATCCCACCCGCGACCCATGAAGCCCCGCTTGCGCGGCCGGCACGGCTGCTCAGCCCGTACGGTGGGTCGCACAGCACCGCATCCACCGACGCATCGGCGATCGTCGGCAAGCAGTCCAGCACGTCGCCCGTTAAGATGGTGGCGCCCAAGCTCAGCCTCCGATAAAATTAAATCCGCCCTGGATTCCTCCGGGCGGGTTAGCCGTGGTCTCTCATAAATTTAACCGGTGAGCTAAACGGATTTTCGGCAGGGCTTAAGTTAAGCTGGATGATAACGCCGACGGCCCTTGTCATCCTTGGCGCCAGATCCCGGAGGCGCCCAGCGGGCGGCGGGGTGGTGAATTACCGGATTTGTTTCGGATTTTCTTCGGGTCCAAGATCCGAAGAAAATCGGCCGCGTAAGTTGTTGTATTACATGTGTTTTTTATAGTCTCTCCTATTTTCTTCTTTTCTTCGGCACCCCCCACTTCCCCTCTCCACACCCCAAGAGAGGGCACCCCACCCCATGGACCGCCCGAAAAAGATGAAGAAAATCGCCTCACCCCCTAATGCATTGTTCTGCAAGGCAGATTCGGCCTAATTTCCAACCCGAAGAAAATACCGTCAGTAAATAGTAAATGGGACTGGGCGAGGCCGGGCCATGAGGGCGGCATCGGTTACGCCACCACCCTCAAAACCGTCTTGGGTCGCCCCCTCCCGCCGTTGCGCGTCGTCGCCTCCTCTATCTCGCCGGCAGCGGCAAGATCGTCCAGAATGCCACGACGCACCCGTGGGTCCACATCGCACATCCGCTTCGTAAATTCGGCCATAGGGATCCCATCTACCCCGGCGGCCTCAATTAGTCGCCGCACCTTCTTCACCAGCGCTTCGCGCGGCCCGTCGGCGACGCGATGCTTAACCTGTTCCGCCAACCGCTCGGCGGAGTGTCCCACCAGCGCCAGACCGTATCGGGCGTCCTCCGCCGTGATCCGCGGCGCGATCGGGTCGCGGCTGATGGCCCGGATCGCCGCGACCTTGTTCGCATTCTCGCGGAGCCGGCCATACAGGTCCCGCGCCGGATCCGCCCCGGCAAGCTGCTCATCCTGCCAATCCTCGGCATCGTCCAACATGTCGGTGGCGGCCGGGTCGGTGGTGACGATGGTGTACGTCGGCGCGATGTCCGCCCGCGTCGCCATGACGCCAACCAGATTGCCTGCCCCCTCGGGCTTGGCCCCGGCGTGATGCTTCATCTCCTCTAAGAGCCACCCGGGCGGAGTCGAATCGGCGATCTTGGACTGCCGCGCCGCGCGCCGCGCCGTGACGACAATAAAGCGGTTTAGGAATCCATCGACAACGGATTTGCTGGACAGAGTGTTGAACACGCCGTCGGGCGTGGCGGTGCAGTACAGGTTGAGATGCGGCTCCATCACGTCAACGCGTGCTATCTTCGCGTCGGCATACTCGGCCCCCAACATAGCCCCGCTGGACGAACTATACGCCTGCAACAGCTTCTTCTTGATCCCGCTGCTCTGCTTTTCCGTGGCGATCCGCTGCAATAGCTCGTCAAACTCATCCCATTGTGCAAGGCAGCTTGGCCGCTCGGCCAGCGCGCGCATGACGCCGCTGCCGGAATGCACGTCATCGCCAGCCAGCAGCCGCCCCAGCCCGGCGGACATGAACAGCTTGGTGATCAGCTTCCGGCTATGGTCTTTGCCGGCCCCCGTCTGGACCATGCCGAGCGTGAACAGGTTGGTGCGGATCTCTGTGTCCGTCTTGTATCGCCGGCCATACACCGCTCCCAGCGCCGCTAGTACATTCAGGATGGCAAGCTCAGGCTGAGGCTTTCGGGCCGTCCGGTTGATCCAATCCACCATCACCCCCCCGATGCCGCCCAGGTCGTAGCATTCCGGCGGTAGGATGGGGTCGGTGTCCGCAGGCGGGGCTGGTTGCGTCTCGGTCGGTGACGCCACACCAGTCCAGGTGGATGGAGCGGGATCCTCCATGACCCAATCGTCTTCTCCCCGATCGGCTCCCGCCGGTAGCTCGATCAGATGCACGCCATTGCCCCGGTTCCTGGCAGCGCGGTTGAGCGCGTTCACGCGGATCGCCGCCAGATCGAAGACGTGGTCGAAGGTGTATCCGTGGTCGCGCGCCATCAGGTACAGCGCCAACGGCGATCCGCCGCCCTGGAGGCTTCGGTACTTCCGGCGCGCCACGTCGTCGTCATGCTTCTTCGACCGGGCCGACCACTCGACGAAAGCGTCCTCACCGGCGTCGCCCACCGCGGCCTTCACCTTCGAGCCGACCGACAGCCACTCGTCATAGTGCAGGTCCTGGTTCGGAATGGCGTTCAGGTAGTCGACCACCTCGTGCAGCGCGACCTCCGTCCCGCCGTCGGCGGCCAGCCGCTGCGTCCACTCGCGCGCCGCGACCTCCGTCACGTCCGGCAGCCGCAGCGACACCTCGTCCGTCTCGCCACGGTAGACGCCGCTCCGGCGCGGCAACGGGTCACGCACGCCCGGGCCGAGAATCGGCGCGGCGATGTAATGGGGCTCGGCCGCATTGTAGAGCGCGGCGTCGATGTGATCCTGCTCGCGCGCCCAGGTGCGCAGCTGGACGTCGTTCAGCGGACGGTCCAGCCAGAACCAGAGGCGTGCGTTCAGCGTGTCGCCCTTGAAGCCCTGGCCGCTCGTCCACTGCCACCAGCAGCTGGCAGGCTCGAACTCGTCGGGTAGCCGGCCGCGCAGGTACTCAATGGCGTCGTCCGGGTCGCTGACCGGGTCGGTCCCGGCCGGCATGGGCACCTTGTCCATGTCGATCGCCAGCCACCGGCGCGGCTGCACGCGGAAGGCCGCCGGCTGCATGGGCTTGGAGATGCTGGTGCGCCGGACCGGGTATTCGAGGCTCCAGGCTCCGCTCGACGCCCCGCGGATCACGAACGCCTTTGGGTTGGCGCTGTTCTCCTGCAGGAGGGCAGCCAGGTCGTCGAAGCTGTTCACCGGCACTTCGCGGGCCATGAACCACGTTCCGGCATCGTAACCGTCGATCACGGTGCCCATGGCTCCCGGGCCCAGCCGGATCCGCTTCGTGGCCCGGTGTTCTTCGGTGCATTCGAGAATGGTGACGGTGTCGGCGGGTTGGGTCGGAGGGGTGACCATGGGAAATCCTGGTGCGGATGCGGGGTGGTTTAGCGCGCGGCAATGAGCGCTTCGAGCGCCTCAATGCCGCGCGAGACGATCCGGATGCCGAAATCGGCGTCGTCCTGCCGCATGATGGGTTCCAGCGGATCGGCGGCGATCGCGCGAATCATGGCCAATTTCAGCGCGTTGGTTTCGGCGTGCGCCCACAGCGGGCCACGCCCCCGCCACGCCTGCCGGGCGTCGGCGAAGGCATCGGACGCATTCGTTCCGGCCCGCACCACGCCGCCTCGTGCCAAGCGGCCGTGCAGGTGCAGAGCCCGTGCTACCTCGTCCGGCAGATCGGCGGGGACATCGGGAGGTTCGTCGTCCTTGCCGCTGGCAGCGGGAACGAAGACGAACCGTGCCAATAGTTCGCGCACCCACCATCCGCGCGCCGTGTCCCGAGACGCGATGGTCGCCCCCGATTTCAGGTCGGAGGTATCAGCCAGAAAAAGAACCGAGTCGCGCCCGAAGGTGGGAGACCATTCCGCGACAGCCTGTGTGTAGATGTCGGCCTCTGCTGACCGACTTGTTCTGGTGGCTTCTTCGAATTCGCGCCACACCGACAGTTGCGCACGTGGCGGCTGCCCGGCGGGGATTGCCGCGTTGAGTGCGTGGGTCACTGTCGCGATGTGATCCAGGGCATCGAAGTCCGTCGTCGTGCCGAGCGTGTAAATCTGCGTGGTGATGCGGTCATCGCCGAAGTAGCGACCGGCATACAGCGCGCCGAGCACCGACGCGGCGGCCAGGGTCGACAGATCGGGAGCCCATGCCACCGGTACAGTTGCTGTCATCCAATCTGCCAGCACCCCGCCGATGCCGTCCAGGGTGGAAACCTCTAAAGCTGTCTGAGCGGAAACCTGCATATTATTCCCCCCTAGGCAAAGATCCGGCATTCACGCCGAAGGGGCGTGTTGATGTTTGCGCAAATTTTTGGGTTAGATAAACTTTGTTAGGCCGTCGACTTGACGAACAGCGCTTCGATTTCCTGACGACGCCAGAAGCGCTTTGCACCAATCTTCGTTCCTGGTGGGAATTTTCCATTCTCGATTAGACGGTAGAGCGTCGAAATAGAGCCGACAATTCCTGCGGCAACTATTTCCTCCTTTTGGATAAGATCGCCACCTAAGGCATGCATCGCGACACCTCCAAACATCGTGCGGAGCGGCTTGTTTAAAGATAGCTGGGAGAGGATCGGAGTAAATGAGAATTTAATGGATCAGCGCAGATTTTCTCCAAGCCATTATGAAAGGCTGTCACAGCCAAGCTTTCTTCGGGACTTTCGTCATTACGTCATTACGTCAAGAGCGCACTTGCTCTTGGATCTCACCTTACTCAGCCCTTACTACTCACCGCGATCCGCCGCAGATCCTCAAGCGCCGACGCCACCATTGGCGCCGCGTCCTCCTCGGCAACCGCAAACTCAAGCTTAGCTATGACACCGGCCAGCCCGGCGGCGGGTATGCGCTCTAAGGCGTCCGCATGATCGCTCACTGTCGCGTCTATCATATCGGACAGGCGGATCTCGCGGAGCCACTCAGGATCCCCATGCTCCACCCCGTCGGCTCTGCCGGCGGCCTCCAGGGCAAGCCGGCGCATTTCAGCGCGGGACTGGGCGGCGCGAGATTGGCGGCGCAATTCCCCAATCGCGTCGATCAGATTGAAAATTGCCTGATCGCCTCGAGCCCCTTGGACCGCGGACGGGCCGGGTGCCAGCGGCAGGACCGAGGCGATCAGCACGGTCCTGCGATTGGGTAAGGGGGTGGCGTCGCGTGAATCGGTCATGATTCAGCTTCCTTCAGCGGCAATGTCGATTCGGTTGGCCGGTGCAGCTCACGCGGTGGCGTGATCCATCACCACCTCAACGATATTCGTTGACTCTAGCTCTGGTCAACGAAAAACGTTGACGCCTTCAGGTGGTCGTTGGATCATGGACGCCATGATTACACCGGAGCAAAGCCGCGCCGCCCGCGGCCTTCTCGACTGGACCCAGCAACAGCTCGCCGACGGAGCTGGCGTCGGGTTGAGCACTGTCCGAGATTTCGAGAAGGGTCGACGGACGCCAACTGCTGCCAACCTGCAGGCGATCCGCACCGCCCTGGAGTCGGCCGGCGTGCTGTTCATTGCAGAGAACGGCGAAGGGGCCGGGGTGAGACTGAAAAAGCGATAAATCACCCGTTGGCCTCCTTCGACAAGGGCGCCTTCGACGTGGGTCACGCCACCGGGCGCCCAGCGCTGCCCGCTGGTGGCGGCCATGCTGGCGGTGCTCAACACGGTGCCGGACAGCGTGAAGGGCGTCACCTACCCCTCCCATGTCCGCGAGTTGCTGACGCGTGGGCTGGAGGCGTCAGGGCTGAAGGTGGTGCGGGGTGCCGACGGGATGTTTGCGTGTACGTACACGCATAGCTAAACGAAAAGCGCCCCGCGATCGAAAGCCGATCGCGGGGCGCTTTGCTATTTGTTTGGTCCTACAGTTTGATCAAGCGCTTATCTGCGCCATCACTGCTGCTCGCAGCTGCGGCGACGGCGTGCCCGTAATGCCGCAAACCTGCGTCAGATAGTCGTCGACGGTCATGGCGCCTTGGCGGAGGAGGGCAACGCACCGCTCGCGGTGTGCACGTATGGCATCCGCTTTGGATCGTGTCGTCATCTCACCCATGATCAACTCCTACACACATCGCAGTACCAGATAACTGTCGTGGGGCAAATATAGTTCCTCACCCGCCATCTCGTCAACAGCAATGCCGATATCAGGTCGAGGATTTGCAACGAATGTTTGCTTGTAGTATTCATGAAGATTTTCATCATTCCCAACAGCAAATACCACCCTTTGCTCGTGTAACTCCATAAAGCTCAGCGTTGCACTTGTCACATGTGAGAAAAGAGCATTGATCGAGCCGCGGGTATTCCAGCGTTTGCCGAGATCAAGATCCTTCTGCGTCGTTTTTGCGAAGTCCCTGGGAGGTCCGTCAAGGTTCGGAATCTGATTGAAGGCATTATCGAACTTGATGAAAAACACGCTCGCTGTGGGTTGCCAGCCATATTTCTGACCAATGTGCAGACAAATATCGTCGTTAGCCTTTACGCGCTCTGCTGTCCAAACATAGGGATTGCCACCAGCTTCAAAGCTGGTCCGGATAAGTTTGCCATCACCCTCGGGATCAACCCAGCTATATGAGGTAGAGGGAATGCGCGAGATAACAGGCTTGTATGAAACGTTCGTCCTTGGCGCCACTTATTTTAGACTCCGAAGCATCATCCCTCTATCGACACAATCTACCTCCGATCCCTCTCTACTGGTACCCCTTCAACCGCATGCACTGGCTGATGAGCGACGATCCCTCCACCCACTACTTTGGCAGTTCTACTCCCGCCTGCGCGGGACGAGCCAGCACCGACAACATGGACATCGGATCGGCGCGGTCTGATGAATGTGCGCGAGG